GATGCTGAAGAGCAATTGTCAAACGAAATTCATAATTTGTTTCCTTTGCCGGTTTATAAAGCCAATATTGGCCGAGAATTTACAAAACAAGAAAAAGATGAATTTGATGTTATCATAAGTGAAAATTCAGAGGATAGACATGAGACAGAATTCAAGAAAATATCTAAAGACAAATATTTGTTGAATGGAACACGGAAACCCCTTTTGGCCATACAATCATTTATTGAACAACATTTGAAACACTTTAGTACTAACATTTTAGGAATAAATGATGACAACGCATCGTGTAACATAACTCAAGCTTGGATAAATGAATATGAACCAGCTGCACATAACCCGGCACATGATCATATGAACAGTATTATAAGTGGAGTGTTTTACATTAATTGTTTGGAATTACCTAATAAAACAGATGGAATAAATTTTATCAATACCGGTTATAAAATGATCCAGGATATTGAGTTACCAGTAACACATCCTACGATGTTTTCCAATATTATAAAAAAAACACAAAAAGAAAAAGAACAAATACCAGTGTTTTCAGGAGATCTTGTTTTATTTCCTTCATCCACATATCATTCAGTAGATGTAAATGAAACATCAGATCAAACTAGAATATCATTAGCGTTTAATACATTCATGTTTGGGGTATTAGGCGAATATGATAATACAAGCGAATTAATTTTAAAACAAGGAAAATAAACAATTAATAACACACATATATACTAATGATATGAAAATTAATGAATTTATACAAAAGTATAGAACAGTCACAAAACTTGTGCCAGGCTTGACAAGTTCTCACACTCCTAAAGTAATTTGTAATGATGGATTTGAGATGTCTGTTCAAGCAGGACAATCTTTGTATAGTGAGCCACGAGATGTGGCAGATAGTTATGAAGAAGCTGAAGTCGGTTTCCCTTCTACAGAAGAATCATTGCTTACATCCTATGCAGAAGATGATGAAAATCTTTGTGGTACTGTTTATGGATATGTACCATGTTCAATTATTGATCAAGTGATTGAAAAACATGGTGGAATAGATGAAGAAGCAATTAAAGCGATATGAAAAGTGATTTTACAAAAACAAATTTATTTTCTTGGCCAATTTATAAAATCTGTATTGATCCAAATTCTTATGATAAAGAAAAAATAATCAATGATATAAAATACAATAAGAGTTTAAAAACTACTAGAAATGGTGCACATCAGATGATTGGCAATCATATTAGTGATATTCATCATAGTTATAATGATTTTGATAATGTAAATTTTAGAACTATAAATTATGAAAAACTTACAGATGTATATTTAGAAATATTTAATGAATTTTTTAATAAAGAAATATCTACGATAAATGAATCCAAATTTATCTTTAGAGTTGTAAATTATTCAGCAGTAACAGAGGGTCAATATTTACCTTCTCATATGCATATTCCCACTGCTGATTTTGCTACTATTCATTATTTAAATTTTAAAAATGATCATAGCTTGACTAGTTTCTATAATTCAGCAACAGGTGATTTTTTGAAACATATTCAACCAGAATTGATTGATATATTGGACAACACGGCTCCAGATAATTCTTATTTGTGGCAACAATTTATGTTTCCAGTCAAAGAAGATGATTTGCTTATATTTCCTGCGGCGTTAGCTCATGAAGTTACTGTACAGGGACCAACAAAAGAACCAAGAATAACTATATCATCGAATATTAAATTTAAGTTGGGTAAATGACTCTAAAGCCAGGTCAGAGGGACGGACTCTGTACTTGAGTGCGAGTAAGAGCTCTACCTAGATGAAGCTAAAGCGCCTATACAAAAAGACCAACGGTACGTGCCACGGGTGAGTATAGGATAGTCTAGGCTCTACCCAACTTTTTATATGTAAACTTTTTTATATGAAAGTGAATAATAATGAAAATTTCAATTGATATTAAAGAACTAAGAGAAAAGAAAATATTTGTCGGTACTCCCATGTATGGCGGTCAATGTCATGGAATGTATACTAAAGCCTCTTGTGATTTGGCAACCACCGCTACCAAATATGGAATGGATGTAAAGTTCTTCTATCTTTTTAATGAAAGTTTAATTACAAGGGCAAGAAATTATTTGGTAGATGAATTCCTGCGAAGCCCTTATACTCACCTAATGTTCATCGATTCGGACATCAATTTTAATCCTCAAGATGTATTAGCACTTGCTTCCCTTATTGGAAAAGATAAACCTATTATTGGCGGACCTTATCCCAAAAAATGTATTGCTTGGGAAAAAGTACGAAATGCAGTTGATGCAGGATTGGCAGATGAAGATCCTACTGTATTAGAAAAATTTACAGGAGATTTTGTATTTAATCCAACAGCCGGTACAACTCAAATTAAAATTGATGAACCTACTGAAGTATTAGAAGTGGGTACAGGTTTTGTTATGATCGCCCGTGAAGTCTTTGAAAAATTTAGAGAAGAGTATCCCCAATTTTCTTACAAACCAGATCATAATCGTTCAGAACATTTCGATGGCAAACGATACATTCATGCCTTCTTTGATACAGTAATCGATAATGAATTATATGCAGGAAAAGGTGCAAGTGGTTCAGATCGTTATTTGTCTGAAGATTATATGTTTTGTCAATTCGCAAGAAAGATAGGATTTACAACTTGGTTGTGCCCCTGGATGGAAGTGAACCATGTTGGTACTTATGTTTTCAATGGTACATTAAAAGATTTAGGTAAATTGGAATATGCATCACATGGAGTGGATATAGAAGAAAGACCATTGAAAGAACAACGAAAACAATCAAGAAAAGAAAGGGAAAGAAATCTAGCAAGAGAGAAAAAGAAGGGGAAGGTGAAACTCACTACGCCCACAAAATAACTTGACAAATCAACAATACATGATATAATAAGATATACAATTAATACTAATCATACAAGGAATACGATGAAGTTAACAGCAGAAACAACCGCGATACTCAAAAATTACGCAACAATAAATCAAAACATACAATTCAAAGAGGGTAATACCTTATCAACCATTTCCCCCCAAAAAAATATTCTAACAAGTGCGGAAATTAGTGAAGACATTCCTAGCACATTTGCTATCTATGATCTTAACAAATTGTTAGGTGCACTTAGTCTTTTTGAAAAGTCTCCTGAATTAAATGTTGGTGAAAATAAATTGAATATTCGTAGTAACGAATATGAACTAGATTATGTTTATGGAGATCCGGCTATGTTAGTCTTGCCTCCAGAGAAAAAACTTGATTTTCCTGAACCGGAAATCAACTTCAAAATGTCGAAGGACGCATATGATTCTTGTCTAAAAGCAGCACAAGTATTATCATTACCAGAATTAGTTGTACATGGTGATGGAAGTAAAATATTTTTGGTAGCAACTGATACCAATAATAATTCTTCTGATGAATTTCGAAGAGAAGTTGGAACTACTGAATCTGATTTTCAAATGGTTTTCAAAATTGAGAACATGAAACTTTTGAGTGGTGGATACCAAGTTGGAATTTCTTCCAAAGGGATTGCACATTTCTCACACGAACATTCCAAATTGCAATATTGGATTGCAACAGAACAAAATTCAAACTATAACGGATAAACATGGAAAACTTTTTATGGGTAGAAGAGTTCCGCCCTAAAAGAGTGGCGGACTGCGTTCTATTAGAACCAACCAAAGAAGTCTTTCAAGGTTTTGTTGATGATGGTAAAATTCCTAATTTACTTTTGTCAGGCGGAGCGGGTGTAGGTAAAACTACAATAGCTCGTGCTATGTGTGATGAAATAGGTTTGGACTATTTAATGATTAATGGTTCCAATGAGGGAAGAAATATAGATACTGTTAGAACACTTCTTCAGCAATATTGTAGCTCAGTCTCAATGAGTGGAGGAAGGAAAGTAGTAATTGTCGATGAAGCAGATTACATGAATGCTGAATCGGTTCAACCAGCACTTAGGGGGTTCATTGAAAAATTTAGCAGCAATGTTAGTTTTATCTTTACTTGTAATTTTCGTAATCGGATCATTGATCCTATCCATTCACGTTGCTCTGTAATAGAATTTGTAATTCCAAGAGCAGAGAAACCGAAACTTGGTCAAGAATGTTTAGTAAGAGTCAAAGAAATTTTGACAGAGAAGGGAATCAAGTTTGATGAAAAGGTTCTTGTTGAATTAGTTTTGAAACACTTTCCGGATATGAGGAGAGTAATAAACGAACTTCAAAGATATGCAGCAGGTGGAATTATTGATGCCGGTATTTTGGCACAGATTGGTGAAATCAATCTTCTTGAATTGATGAAGGCATTAAAAGAAAAACATTTTTCTGAAGTACGTAAATGGGTTACTCAAAATGTCGATAATGATCCAGTAAGGATTTTTCGAAAGATTTATGATGGAATACATGAACATCTCAAGGACACTTCAATCCCTCAAGCTGTTCTTATTATTGCGGAATATCAATACAAGTCTGCGTTCGTTGCAGATCAAGAAATTAACTTAGTCGCCTGTCTCACAGAGATGATGGTAGATTGTGAGTTTAAATAGATGGAACCCTTTCAACTTCTTAAATTCAAAAGTTCAGTATTAGCACAACAATGTGAAGGAATCGGTAAACAAATTTTAAATTATCAAAAATATATTGATCCAGTAGGGCGCATAATTTCAAGTAGAGGGGGTTGGCAAAGTAGATTTGATATGTCAGTCTCCACCAGATCCGAACATAATTTTCCTTTCTATGATGAATGGTCAGGATATTTGTTTCATGTATTACAAACGAATTATATAGATTATGTAGAAAAATTTTATAACAAACAAATTGCGGAGACGAGGATAGTACAGCCATGGACAACGCGTGCGTGGTTTAATATAAATTGGACAGGAGATTATAATAGAGAACATTTACATTTACCCATTGATCCTCCAGATGCCGATGAATTTTATTATATTCCTCCAGAAATAAAAAATGATAGAGAGTTTTGGCTACCTGTGGCTAGTGGAAGTTTTTATGTAACAGACTCACATAATACATTTTTTGTTAGTAAAAATCCTACATCTGTAACTACTGTAGAGGAAGAGCGAGAATATATGGATTTTAATGCAGGAGATTTTTGGATAGGTAACTCAAGTTTGATTCATGGAGTAAGTGAAAATAAACAGAACGTTCCAAGAATAACTATGTCATTTAATATTGAACCTACGCTGGAGTTCAAATGAACGAAGAACTATTAAAAATTTATGAAGATAATGTAAATGAATATGGGTTGCCAGTATTCGATTTATTTACTTGGCAAAACTTAAATACAAAGTATGTCGATACAGACACTTCTTTACCCATGTCCAAACGGGCGAAAGTCATGATCGATACTATGATTCATTTCTTTGAAAAACACCACCCCAAATTTCCATTCCGGGAATTTGATATGCACGAAGTTAGGCAAAGCTTTTATAAATTGTGCAATCTCAATCTAAAAGATAATATTTTCCCAAAAGAAAAGTGCAAAACAGTCCATGAAAAATATGATGACTATGTAGGTAATTTTCCAGAATGGGGAATAGGAATTTTAAATTTTAGTGCAATTTATAATACTATTTCTGATGCGTTCATGAATCGTGAACGAATGAAATGCAGTTATGATCGTTCACCAAGTCCAATTACAATGTGGAATGATCAAACAGATTTGAAACAAATACTTTCACCGATATGGAGACTTCATCCAGATTGTGGAATGCCTCTCAAGAATAATTTATACATTGAGGGTGTTCGAGTTGGAGCATATTTTGCGACACAATTCAAACCATCAGTAGCTAAAGCTTTTTATGATTTTACTAAATCTAAAAAAGTACTCGATACAAGTTCAGGTTGGGGTGATCGTATGACAGGATTTTTTGCTTCTAATGCCGAAGAGTATTATGGGATGGACCCAAATGGTGATTTACATGAAAATTATCACAAGATGGCAGTTCAGTATGAAAATTGGTTAGGAGAAGAAACCCCCAAATCTGAATTTGGTGATAAATGGTTTTCTGTTGAAGGAAAAAAGAAAGTAAAAATTTATAGATCACCTGCCGAAGACTTGCCGTGGGATGAAATTCCTAATGACATTGATATCATGTTTAGTTCTCCGCCATACTTTGCTACTGAACGATATGCAGAGGGTAGTAAGTTTGAAGGTGATCAATCTTGGAGTCGATACAATTCTTATGAAGAGTGGAGAGATGGATTCTATCTTCCTGTAATGAAAAAAGCATTTGATAAATTGAGTCCAGGCGGATGGTTAATGGTTAATATTATGGACCCGAAAGTCAAAGGTAAACGCCATAAGTCTTGTGATGATTTAGTAAATGATCTCAAGGAACATTTTAAGGGACAAATAGGAATGCGAATTATGGCTCGCCCGAAAAGCATAAAATCTTTTGAGGGAGATACACATGAAGAAAGAAAAGAAAAATACGATGAATGGCAAGCAAAGTGGTTTATCGAATCTGTTTGGTGTTTTCAAAAGCCTGGCGGAGAAGATGTTGATTTATTTGCTCCTTTTAAAGATTCTACTTTGGGGGGTATGGGACCGGCTGTTGTTCAGGAACCAATCAAAAAGAAAAAGTTCTCAGAAGCAAAAACAGAAAAATCTTCATTAGAGGGATTCTTTGATTAATGAAATTACACCAATTGAAACTTATACTATAGAAGGTAAAAAAGTTCATGTAAAACGTGATGATTTAATGGGCGATGGTACAGTACATCCACCGTGGGGCAAATTGACTGCTCTCAGGAATGTACTAACTTCTATAAAACCATCAAAGCCTTTAATACATCTTTCTGTTTATGGTTCGTGGTCTGGATGGGCACTCGCTGAAGTGTCAAAAGAATTAGATTATGAATTTATTATGGCCTATCCGGACTCTTCCAAATTTCCACAACGTATCTTAAAAAAATCTGAAAACGTTCTTCCTATTAAACCTAATATGATGAACGTAATGTACAATAAAGTCGGTCAGATAGCAAGGGAAAAGAATTACATTAGACTTCCGTATGCGTTTGATCATGATACCTATATAGCAACGCAAAGACAAAGATTAAGAGAAGTTAAGAAGGAATTAGACTTTGATCATTTAGTTGTTTCTTCTGGTTCTGGTGTTACTTGTTTGGGTTTGATGTTAGAACATGAGCCATGGGCGTCCTTGCTTGATCCAAGAAATACAAGAACATTTCATACAGTAAATGTGTCTGGTGAAGACACAATCAAAAAGAAATTTCTCAAGCATCAAATACAACCATCAGAACAAATTGAAATAGTTAAGAGTGAATTTGAGTTTGATGATATGATGGAATCGTATGAAACACCATTTCCTTGTAATGAATTTTGGGATAAGAAGGCTTGGTATTGGTTAGAACAAAACATAAACAAATTTAAAGGTGAAATTTTATTTTGGAATTTAGGGGGTAACTGGTGAGTAGAGTAGTATTAAAAGACAAAAAAGACATGAATCATTTATTTCAGTTTGATGGTTATGAAAACTGGGATGAAATAACAGATCAAAAACTTGAGTGGGAAGATTACAAAATCATGGGATCTCAAGATGAGATTGAACGTGATCTTGAAACAGAAGTATTGAGTGTTAAGTTTTCCAAAATAGGACAAAAAACATTCGATGCTTATCCAAATCTAAAATGGATTCAATGTAGAGCACATGGACACGATAACATTAATTTAGAATTAGCAGAGAATCGTAGAGTAGGGGTTGCTTGTCTAGATCCGGATACATACAATGTAGCAAAATGGATTGATCGATGGAAAAAAGGTAAAAATGTTTTATTATTAGGAGCAGGTAAAATTGGTAAAGCTTGTAATCTTGCCTTTGATCATGATGTAACAGAAGTGAATTCCACAACCGATTACAATACACTTTATCCATATATGGAGAGTTTTGATACAATAATTGTTGCTTCATCGCCCACTCCTCAACCAATTGTAGATAGAGCATTGTTAGAAAAATTTAGTGGAAATATTCTTTCAATATCAAGACCTGCTTGTATAGATAATGAGGCGTTA